TTGTGTTAATTCATCAAATCCTACAAATTGCAGTTCAGCACCTTGATATGAATTCAAGTGTTTATTATGATTCAAGTAACGAAAGGTTAATGTTGCACCGGAATCGAAGATAAATCGTTTCTTTTGCTCTTTCCATGTGACAAGTCCTTTGTCCTCTAATGGTAATAGCCATTGTTTTGCTCTGTCCATTATCGCATTTGGCATGTCTAAATCTTCAAGTGTACGCCTTATGATTAATGCATTGTAGTTATTCCTTAGATTACCTTTATCATCTTCAACCATGAAATCCCGTGTTACATATTGCAATGCTGCCATCAGTAATGCATCACTTTTTCCACCACCTGCTTGACCACCATATAACAGTTCCTCACTATTATTGGCAAGGAAGTATACTTGCTGTCTGAATGGAGTGTGTGGTATGTATGGGTTTTTACAGACTGTTTTTATTATCAGTGCTTTCTGTTGGTTGCTCAATCTGTTTAAAGAAATCAACATATTTTTCCATTTCCTCATCAAAAGACACATCATTTGTAACAGTGCCTTTAACATCAATTATGCCATCAATCAAACCTTCAAATTCTTGCCTTGTAATCTCTCTTGGCATACCACATAAATTGCATAACAAATCATGACAAGTACGGATAATATCTGTAATGTCCTTTAACATTTTAATCTTAGTATTTACACTATAAGACTCACCATTTTGCTTAGTTGCAGTGTTATTAATTAAATCTGCTAAGAGATTGTTACAATATTTAATTTCACCTTTTATTACATCTAATAGGACTGTATTATACTCATAAAAAGTGTCTTTTCTTTTTTGTAACCATTCGACTTGCTGGTCGTAATCGTATAATGTAAATCTTTCAAACCAGCACCATTTTTGAGATAATTTTAATAATCTGTTATGTTCCTTTTTTAGTTCTTTTGGGTAGTCTGAATGACTTTCAATGATTTCTTTATCTGCTAAATGTTTTTTTGCTACATTGACAAGATTTCTTTCACTTGGTGGTAAATCTCTTATTTCTGTGAATTCGTTGAAACTTTTTAGTGTTTCACCAGGTAGTTTTTCATAGCAAGATAGTTTGTTTTGTTTTGGCATAATGTTGTGTTATCCTCCTATTTTCTCTGCTTTTTGTCCGGTGTATTGTTCCCATCTGTTTATGATGACTTGGCAGTAGTATGGGTCTAATTCCATCATGTAGCAGTTACGGTCTGTTTCTTCACATGCTATTAGTGTACTGCCGCTGCCTCCGAATATGTCTAGTACGTTTTCATTGGTTCTGCTGCTGGATAGTATTGCTCGTGTGCATAGTTTTATTGGTTTTGGTGTTGCGTGTCCACCAGTCATTTCTTTTTCTGTGTTACTGGTTTTTTTGAAATGCCATACATTATTCATGTTATCATGGGTGTTGTTGAAGTAACTGCGGTTACTGTAGAAGTCTTGCTTTAATTCATCGTAGTCTTGCTTTAATTCATCGTAGTCTTGCTTAAAAGCATCAATATTATTGTTTTGACAATATTCTTGTAATTTAGTATAATCTTCTTGTTGTATTAATCTAGGTTGTTTTTGTGTTCCGTCTTTATTGAGTGTCCAGTGACTTGCAATAGAGGTATATCCGCAGATTTTATTTAATTTTGATGTAGTTAATCCGCTTTTTGTAAGTTCATTAGTCATATAATTTAGATAATTATCTAATGTTTCAGAGGCATCTATAATTCCATCAGCACATTGAACTCCTTTCATTATGAATATGCATTTTTCATCTGCTATGGGGTACATTCTGAATTCTGGACTGTTTTGTCCTTGTCCGGTTCCTTTATCCCATGTTATTAGGTTTCTGAAACTTATTTCTTTGTTTCGTATCATTGGTTTAAGTATATTACTGTATATGTCCATTAGTGGCTCGTCGGTTCCCCAACAATACCAACTACCATTACTTTTTAATGCGTTCATGGTTAATGGTATCCATTTTCGATTGAATTCTAGTAAATCATTATAGTTTAAGTTATCGTTAAGTACTCCGTCTTTTTCTTTTTTCATACCATATGGCGGGTCTGTGAATACAAGGTCAATCACAGCTCTCTCTCTCTCTGGTGTTAATAGGATTTCAAGGTCGTCCTTGTTGGTTGCATCTCCACAGAATAAATAGTGATTGCCTAATTTGTAGAGGTCTCCACGACTTACATGAACTCGTATGTCTGATTGTTGATAATTATCTTCAGTGATTTCATGTTCCGGTTCAGTGTACTCATCAGGTTTCAAACCAGTGTTTAAATCAGAGCTGATTGTTTCATTAAAAGAGATATTATTGACTTCTAAATCATCGAAGGACTCCACATTATCTATCTCGAAACCAGTTAAAGTAATGTCAAATTTTTCCATTTTTAACTCATCAATGACTTTTTCCAATTTGTCAGTGTCCCATTCACCAGATAGGTTGTTGAGTCTGATGTTTAATGCTTTTTCCTTGTTAATATCCGGTTCGTTGATATAAATAACATCAATCATAGTGTAACCTAACTGTTTTAATGCAAGGCATCTTTGATTTCCACCAACGATATGATTATTATACTCATTAACTATGATTGGACTTATATAACCAAACTCATTAAGACTGGTTTTTAACTTTTCCAATTCCACGGAACTAATCTGTCTTGGATTATACTCAGGACTAATTAAATCATCGATTTTCACTTTTTCTAATTTCATGTTTTATCAGCTCATATTCTTTTTTTTAGTATACTTTCAAGTTTGGATATTTACGGAATAAGCAATCCAAACTAATAATTAACTTGTTATTTAAACACTTTTTAACTTTAATTTTCAAAGTATCAAAAGTATCATCTGATGTGCTGCGATACAGTAACCTGCCATCACTGTAAATGCAGAAATCAATTAATTCACTACGGGACCTAATCTTATTAATTTTACTGACAGTATCATCAGTAACATTATCGTCCAATATTTTAATGAAATTCCTTGATTCTTTAAGATTTATCATGATGTATACTCCGGATTTACTGCTTTTTCAGGTTTCCAATCACCGTATTTATCATCATCATTACGAGTTAAAACCATTTTGAAATCATAGTGTATACCGTAGATTTCTAATCCTGATTTAACTTCACTTTTACCCATGTCCTCGCATTCTTTTATCATTTCATCAATAGGAACATTACCGATATGATAACTGTTTTGATAGGTGGTTAGTATTCCCAGTATCCATTGCATTAAACGGTCTTTTTTTATTTTTTCAAATTCTTTATTTTTGTCAGTCATATTATTTTGGCCTCCATTTTTATTTTTTTTATTTGTCATCTTGCAGATGACTTAACTCTTCCAGTTTCTGCAATAACAGTTTCTCTGCTATTTCCTCTGCTCGTTCATCAATATGCTTATCAATAGTTTCCAGTTCATTTTTTTTCTGATGCTCCTTCCACTTATCAATACTAGCTATAACGATAATGGCACAAGCCAAAGCAACCAAACCACACACAATCGCAATTTCATTAAAACCCTTAAACCAAGGGTGGTTTGTAATACCATTAAAAATAAGGACTACGCCGGTTGAAAATAAAGCACCTGACAATGATGTTTTCACAAAACCGAATGTCCATATTGTCTTTTTGTATGGTATTTTATTGATTAATTTCTCTGTCTGCATCAACATCAACATCGTTTTCAGGTTGATCATCACCAGTTATTTCAACTTCGGCACCAGTTTGAATGTTAATGAAATTTTGTATGGCATCTATTTGTGCTTGTGTTAATGGTACTGGTATGTGTACTGTGTCATTTTCCTCATCAAAGAAATTATTATGTCTGCTTGCATTAAAGTAGCTGAATATTCCTAATACTATTGCGGTTAAGAAACTTGCCATTACTGATATGTCCCATGGAATATTGAATCCGAGACTTATAAGGTATGGTACGATGTAACCAAGGATTATTAAGAATATACTGTTTAGTATGGTGGTTATATTACCAATATTTAAAAAATTATTTTGTTTT